TATTAGTAGATAGAATTGTTGAAACGATGGAATCAACAGGCATGATTTTGCCACTTGTTACTAGAACGTCATTCGCAGCTGGTGTTAGTATTCCGACATCATCTGTTAAACCAGTTGCAACGTGGGTACTTGAAGGTGATACATCTGATAGACAAAAGAAAACAACTAGTGTCATTACATTTACTCATCACAAACTAAGATGTGAAATTGCAATGTCTATGGAAGCAAGCGCAATGGCTATTGCAGCCTTTGAAAATGCTTTTGTTAAGCAAGTAGTTGAAGCAATGGTTAAAGCTATTGAGTTGGCAATCATTGACGGTGCCGGCACTGCATCACCTAAAGGAATTTTAAAAGAAACCCCTAACGCTGGTCAAGCACTTGAGGTGTCTACATTAACTTATGCAGGCTTAGTTGAAGCAGAAGCGGCAATCCCTCAAGCTTATGAAAATAACGTTGTATGGGTGATGACTAAGAAAACCTTTATGGGATACGTAGGTATGGTTGATGATGTTAAGCAGCCAGTTGCAAGAGTTAATTACGGACTAGCAGGAAAGATTGAAAGAACCTTGTTAGGAAGAACAGTTGTCCTTTGTGGAGATTATATTGATAGCTACTCTGCTACCTTAACTGTAGGTAAGCCATTTGCTTTCATTTTTAACTTTGCAGATTATGCTTTAAATACTATCTATGACATGGGTATTCAGAGAAAGCAGGATTGGGATACTGAGGACCTATTAACTAAAGCAGTAATGGCGGTTGATGGTAAAGTTATAGATAAAAACTCCTTAGTAATTCTAAAGAAAAAAGCATAGAAAGGTAGGAAAAAGCTATGGCCATACTTGATGATGTAAAAAGAGGCATTGGAGTTTTTTATTCGGAAACTAATAAAAACCTAGATGTACAAAGGATGATAGATAGCGCCATAGCATATTTTAGTGGTGCGGGGTGGGATGTTTCCACTCCCTCTCCATTATCTACAGAGGCGATTATCTTATATTGTAAAATGGCACAATCAACAGATCCATCACAACTTACCAATCATCCTGTTTTAATATCTTTTATTGTACAAAATAGGGGTGATTCTAATGTTTAAATTCAATCCTAACACGCCTTTAAAATTCTATTCTAAAGAAACTACATATATACCAGGTCAAGGGAATTCCAGTGCATGGGTAGAGATTTCAAGTGGTGATTATTCTACTTTTTACTGCGAATGGAAGGGTGGATTTGGTGATGCGGTTTTTACCGCTGCTAATATAGGGATAAAAGAATGGGGGACAATAAGAACCTTTTATAATCCTGATATCTATGAAAAGTTAAGATCCGTTTCAGTTGTTGTTTTAAAAAATGCGGATATATCTGCAATTGTGGATGGTGAGATAGATAAAAACAACATGAATGTTTATGAGCTGTTTGGCGGAGTGGATAACGTACTGGAAGAAAACAGATATTTAGAATTTAAGGTGCGGAGGTATGAAGCTATATGATAAAAGATAAGCTCCAACTATGCCTTGATAATGCCTTATACAGTCAGAATATTTTTGTACATGAGCAGAAGAAAAGCGGACCCGATGCAAATCAATATGTAGTGTATTCTCTTAGTGGAGATATTAAAGAAGCATTTGCAGATGATATCGTGAATGTGAAAAGCGCAAACGTAACAGTACGATATTTTTACAGAGAATCATTATTAGAAAAATATTCCACAAGAGAAGCTGTAAGAGCTATTGAAGATTTAATTGAATCAGTATTAGAAGCAAATGGTTTTGAAGTACCTAATGGGGGATTTGATGCTGGTGATGTTGATGATATTGGCTATATGGTGACTGTCTTTGAGTGTGAATATTGGAGAGCAATTTAATGAGTAAATTAATTGATATAAATAAGTTGGATGTGGCACTAAGCGATCTGATGAAAGAATATGGTGATGTAGTCTTTGAAGTAACAAATGAAGCTTTGGGTGCAGGCGAAAAAGTGTTGATTAATAACCTAAAAGCCGCTAGTCCTGAAATTAAAAAACCACCGAAGGGATACATTAAAAAGAATTTTAAAAAGAATTGGAAAGGCACAGGGAAGAAGTATAAGCTACATAGATATGTAGGAAATGCAACATCCGTAACATCTAAAGGAAAAGAAATTCCATTATCTAACATTCTTGAATATTCCACAACAAGAGGGAAGCCGTTTATTAAAAACACATACGAATCAAGCGTTAATGCAATAGCAAGCGCGATAATTAATGAAATTAAGAAAGGGGTTTAAACAATGAATAAAATAAAATTTGGTTTAAAAAATGTACACTATGCGGTAGTTACAGAGACAGCGGGGGTTATTACTTTTGAAACACCTGTAAGAATACTAGGAGCAGTAAGTTTATCATTGACACCAAAGGGAGATAAGACAGAGTTTTATGCAGATGATATGGCTTACTTTGTAGCTACATCAAATCAAGGATATGAAGGATCATTAGAAATTGCTTTAATACCGGATACTTTCAAAGTATCTGTGTTAGGAGAAAAGGCAGATGGAAATGGAGTTCTATTTGAAGATTCAAGTGCAATTCCGAAAAACATTGCTTTAATGTATGAATTTTCAGGAGATGTGAACGCTACAAGACACGTTAACTTTAATGTATCAGTAGCGAGACCAGCCATAGAAAGTACAACAAAAGGAACAAGCATTGAACCATCCACAGATACTATTGATGTAACAGCAAGCCCAGCGACAGATACAGGATACGTAAAGGCAAAAGCTAAACTGGGTGACACTGGATATGNCNCATTCTATGAATCAGTTTATGTGTACGTTCCAGAAGGTGTATAAATGGAAAAAATACTGACTATTGATGGTCAACAAATAAAATTCAAATCAAGTGCCGCTTTTTTATTGCGTTATAAGATGCAATTCCAAAGAGATGGGCTAAGAGATTTACTAAGACTTCAAGATGCCATTGATACAGAAACAAAGCAACTTAAAAATACAGATAAATTTGATTTAGAAGTATTTTACAATATGACTTGGGTATTAGCAAAGGTTGCAAATCCGCAGATTCCACCACCATTAGAATGGTTAGATACTTTTTCAGAGTTTCCACTTATGGAGATCATTCCAGAAATAATTGAATTAATGATGTTGTGCTTACAATCATCCGTACAAAGTAAAAAAAAAGTGTAACAAAAGATACCCCTTTTGAGCTATCCACAGAAATATTAATTGTGCGAGCGCTTGAAAGGGGTATTTCTTTATATGATTTTGAAAATCTTACAATCGGGATGATTATGGATATTTTAATCACTTATAACAATGAAAATATTGAAGATGATGGAATAAGGGAAGCAAGCCAAGCTGATTTTGACAATTTTTAAAGGCAGGTGAAAAGATGGCTAATAAAATAAAAGGGTTGAGTATTGAAATTGGGGGCGATACTACCCTCTTACAAAAATCTATGGCAGACGTGAATAAAAGCTCCAGAGATTTAAAAAGCGAATTAAGGGATGTTGAAAAACTTTTAAAACTAGATCCCAAAAATACTGAACTAGTAGCACAGAAACAAAAGATATTAGCTGACAGCATAGGAACTACATCAAGCAAATTAGACCAATTAAAAGAAGCGGAAGTACAAGTACAAAGGCAGTTTGAAAAAGGTGAAGCATCAGAAGAACAATACAGAGCGTTACAAAGAGAAGTTATCAAAACAGAACAAGAATTAGAAGGACTTGAAAAAGCCTCTAAAGACTTTGGAACATCAATATCCAAGGAACTAACTAAGGCCGGAGATTCCATGAAGGACTTTGGCGGTAAAGTTGAAGGAGCGGGCAAAAAGTTTGCTCCGGTTTCTGCCATTGCTGGTGGCGCTTTAGCAGGTATTGTGGGATTAGGAGTCAAAGCTGCGCAATCAGCTGATGACATCAATACGCTTGCAAAACAGACAGGACTAACAACAGAAGAAATACAAAAATTCAAATATGCAAGTGAAATTATAGATGTCCCTTTAGAAACTCTAACAGGGAGCATGGCTAAATTAACTAAAAATATGGGCATGGCTAAAGAAGGTACAGGAGCAGCATCTGAAGCATTCGATACTTTAGGGATTAGTGTTAAAAATAATGATGGTAGTCTTAGAAGTAATAAAGAAGTGTTTGATGAAACGATAACAGCATTAGGAAAGATGACAAACGAAACTGAA